CCGGGTCTATAATAATAATAGACTATCATCCCTTCCGGAATAATAATTGCTAACTTTCTTGAGGTCTTCACGCTAAAAGTAGTGCTCTTTAAAACTGAAGAGCTTAATGTAAAAGTCAAATCTATTATGTCAGTCAATCCTTTTATCTGTCCCCTTACTGCCGCTCCCGCAGTGTCATACGTTGTGCCATCTACACCGACTCTCACATCCACTAATTCGTTTGTATAATCTGGAACTTTTACTTTTCCGTCATAATCTAATATGTGTATAGTCGTATAAAGTGTTATCCACGTATCATTATGATCGGCTTCTCCAGTGAAAGAAATCGTATCGCCCTCATTTAAGCTAACAATAAAATTTGTAAATTCTTCGTCAGTCTCTCCCACTAAACTAATCATGTATTCGTTTTTTTGTACATCATTAATTTTTAACCTTGCATATTGTCTACCCGTGGACGCATTTACACCGGTAACTTGAACTTTACAATCAAATGAATACAACCCACTTTTTTTAATCTGAATCTTTGAATCACTGGAAATTGTTATGAAATTTCCTAAATTTTCAGATTTAGAACTAATGTTTTTGAAAACATTTAAAGTTGTCTCTGCAGTAGATGCCTGCGCATCATTTTTACATGACATTAAAAAATTATCTGCTGTATATTCTACAAAATTATCTGGCTTAACTTTAACCAAGTTATCAATTCTTTTACGCTCTGTATCTACATCTGATTTACGATCGGCTATTTCTCCATCGAGATTAGATGATATTTTATTTATTTCTCCCACTGTCGCCGCTACACTATCCGGATGCCCTGTCGCATCTTTATAGCATTGTTCTATCGCATCATGAATACTATCTCTTACTTCTTCTCCGTAAACGGCTTCTTTTATCTTTTTCAGATACTCATTTATAAGTCCCATCTTTTCTCCTTTCTACTCTATACGTTTCCACATATAACAAGTAATGTACGGCTGCATATTGTTGTGTGCATTACCGCCTCCTGCATTCTCCATCGTTGCACTTGCCGCATGGCTATGCGTTGCATCAATTTTAAATCCGTCTTTGTATTTTGTTGTTTTACTTGTACCACTCGGATAAAAAGCACTATCGTCACCTGAGGCGCTACATATGCCCTTTACCGTGTTTCCTGGACCCCAATCTGCTCCCTGTCCAGCAAAATTATGCACTGTACCTATAAGTGATTTTTCTGTAACTTTAACTGTTGTAGAATGTTTGTGTGACGCTAATTCGTCTGTTGATAATTTATGTGTTTTTTCTCCACCGGTTTTCTCTACAGTTGAAAAGTCACTGTCAGATGTATCTACTCCCACAGGTACTCGGCCAGTTCCCCAGGCTGCCCATGTGCCTCCGAAAAGTTTTTCCGGATTCGTGTCGTTTATGCTCATATAGATGCTGCCGATGGGATAGATTGTGTCAAAGGTAATTCCCTGTGCTACCTTCATTGCCTCCACCGATTTGTCATAGGCTTCCTTTGAGGTTCCTTTAATCCCCTCCATGCTGCTTGCGACTGTCCGAATGTCACTTTTAAGGTTTGCATTGGAAGCCATCTTTTCTGATAACACTGATAAAGTTTTACCTAATGTGATTTTCGTATTTGCCGGATTTTCAAGATCTATCTCGTATTTACTAACAAGATAATAAGTTGATACATCACCAAGTGTACTAAGTAATCCATGATACTGCGATACGCAAGGAATGAAATCTCCCAGCCCAATAGAATCAATATCAACATCTACCATATGCAAATCTACCGCCGTCAGCTCGATAGTTATCGCAAGATTGATACTCTTTTTAAGATATTCCTGTGCTTTTTCTAAAAGGGTATTCGGGTCGGTAATATCTGAAAAATCTACCTTACTATATATCCAACCGTAAAGATTTACCGCCTCCTGGTTAAAAACATAATCCTTTCCATCGTGCCCGCTTGCCGTCTTTATAGTTACATTGTTTGCTCCAATTGGAATAATTGCCGTTTTAATGTCTTCTGCTTTTACATACTTCTGAAAATCAAGAAGGTTTTCTCCGAATCGGATTACCTGCGTACTAACTTTTCCGTATTGCTTCACATAGTCAAGGTAACGAACATTATTTTCATAGCGCACCCTAAGATAACCTTCGTATTTTTCAAGAAAATTCGTATTAATAAAATCCCAAGTAGTTTCATAGTTTGTCGCCAAAGTTTTGATTTCTACTGAATCAATATCAACAATTCCTATTTCAAACTGCTTTTCTTTTTCTACCTGAGAGTTATGCTCTTCTATCAAACGCTTGAAGATTACAATATTAGTATCCGCTTTATGGATTTCTCCTGACTGGCTTCCGTAAGTATGCGGTCGCTGAATCGTGTCGAGCAAATAAGATAACTCACCTTCACATGTAATCTGACCAGTATATTCAAAGTCTCGCTGATCAGTAATGGAACGGCCACAATATAGCAATCTTGAAGCCTCCCCACTATTTGATACGTCAACGTCATATACTTTTAATCGAGATTTTAATTTCTTTATATCGTTTGCATGAGGATGAGATGGAAGCATTCCAAACTCAAAACTTCCTGTCTTATTAAGTTCTAATGAAATTTTTGGAGCTATAAGTTGATATTCTTCATCTCTCACATCATGCAACGTTTTATCATCACAATAAATGCGATACATTACAGTAGCCCCCCTCTATAATCAACCGAAATGGTTGCCATTCCGGAAAAAGTAAGGATATTCTTTCCTTCTTTGATACAGATACCAAAAACTTTATTTTTGCCAGGTGAAAGATCATAAGTTACTCCTTCGTAAGATACCTGTATAGCTGCATCACAGGAGATTACTGGCACGATTCTTTTTCTCCTGCCAGGTATAACAAGTTTGTATGTACCATCTACGGCAATATCTTTATAATTTCGGATGATTCCTGTTCTAAAATTAAAAGTATCCCACTCCCAGTTTTCAAGACTAGAAAACTTTTCATATTTATATGGGGCAACACTTCCAGACAGAATAAGAGTTCCTTCTACCCTGTCTAATTTTTCGACTTCAACATTTAACCTTCCGATATAATAAAAATCCGGGTCATTATCCAGGATTATCTTATATTTTCTTCCGGCCAAGTAATTTGCTATCTCTGAAATTCTAATACCCCAATCGTAATAGTCCTGTTCAGGGGTTTCAAATTCAAGAGTAAGGGTTCTGATTTTGTATTTCACATCCCCTCCAGTAAGAGATTCCGTAAAATCTAACACCCCGTCCATTCCCGGAATATCCTGCTCATACGTTTTTGCCTCTGGAAAACCAAGAGTAATTTTTGTCCAACCAAGTCCCCAGTCCTTAAGGGTATGTTTGTTTCCAATCTGCACACCTAAGCTTCCTCTGTACATTTTAAACGCCCCCTCTTGCTTTTCTGGCTGCCATATTTCCTAAGTACGCATCAATATAAGGCACCGAAGTTCTCGCTATCTCCCGTCCATCAAGATTAGTCACAAGCTCAATCTTTTCTGGTCCATTGTAAATTGTCTGACCTGCATCTCCTGCCAGTGCCGCTGTAAGCTGCGGCTGAATACTTGCAGATACTTTTGATACCTGTCTCGATAATGCAGCCTGTGTTCGGTCTGCAATATCTGGAAGAGATACTTTTAAGTTTGCCTTTGCAAAACGCTCTGCAAGGGTCTCTGATACATTTTCAACCTGACGGTAAAGTCGCGGAGCTTCTGCTTCATGTCCCTTTTCGGCTCCTTGTATGTTATAAACACCAATCCGCTTAAATACCCTTGATGGAGATTTTATTTTCAGCTGTTTTTTTGCAGTCTTTACAAGGTTTGCACAGATTTTCTTCATTGCTTTAGAGAGATTTCTTGACTCACTATCCATTCCTGCAGTAAGTCCTTTCGCAATATTTGTTCCAATCTGGTTCATCTCTTTTTGCAAATCCTGCGTTGCTTTTTTTAACTTTGTCTCGTATTCTTTTTGAATCTTAGCAAAATCATCAGCAAAAAAGTTGTTTGAAAAAGTTTTTGAAGAGGAATAGATTGCATTCCAATCATTTAAGTACGCTTTCTGCTCCGCTGATGTCATTCCTCTAAACCAATCCATGTAAGCTGTCGCTTCATCCACGTTCATTCCTAAGATTTTATCCATCATAGACTGTGGTATTTTGTTCTCAAGGACTTTCAGATTTGTCTGATACCGTTTGATGTCCGCAATATTTTGTTTCAAGTCATAGACATTTCCCCAAGACTGCTGTTTTTCCGTGAGAGTGTCCATTTTGCTTTTGATATCATTGTATTTAGTCTGATATGTCTCAGAAAGTTCCTGTATACTCTTTTCTGCAATCTTGGTAATACGGGTAGATTCTTTCTCGAAGGCATCATTATAAGCCGCTGCCGCCTTTTCTCCAGCCGTTTTAAGCTGTGACTCCTGTTTCTTATCTGCAGCTTTCATCTGCTTGAGCCTTTTCTTTAATGCAGCTTTTCTCTTCTTGTTTGCCTTTTTGCTTCCTAGCTTATCAATTTTATTTTGAAGCGCCTCTTCTTTCTTCTGATTGGCATTAGATAGACTTTCTTGCTGTTGATCAATAATTTCCTGTATTGTTTCAGAAGAACGAGACTTTGATGTACTCAGCGATGTAGATAATCCAGACAACAGATTGCTTCCTATTTCAGAATATTTTCCGCTTTTAGAAGCATTTTGTGCCGCACTAAGTGCTTCGTTCATAACACTTTCCATTTCTCCGACAAGCTTGCTTTTAGATTCTCTTACACCTTTTGCAATGCCTTTCGGGATATTCTTTCCGATAATGTTCTTGAACTTCCGAGAAGGAGAATGAATATCAAGTTCATCTGCAGAAGCTGTTAGAGCTGAGGCGCACATTGCTCTTGATGCATTAACTACAGAATCGGTATTATCCTTAATACCTACTGCCATGCCGAGGGGTAAGTATTTGCCGACCTCATTTTTCATCACCCTGGATGGTGATTTAATCTTAGCTGCAGCTTTCGCCGCTGCTACGGCTGCTCTTACTGCACTTCTGGCCGCTGCCGTTACAAATGGAGTCCCTGAATGAATACCGGATGCGATACCGGCAGCCATATTTCTTCCGGCTGACACAAAACCAGCTTTTCCAGAGCTTGCACCTGTCTTTGCAGAAGTAGATAGCGTTTTTCCTGCTTTTTGAGCCGCTCCTTTTTGGGATGCTACGCCAGAAATATATGACTTAGCATTTTTACTACCAGCAGATTTCCACTGCGAAGTTGTAGAAGCCACACTGGTTGCTCCGCCTTTTCCAATCTCTTTTCCTGTCTTCTTTACAGTGCTTACCGCCTTCTTACCTTCGTCTGTAACAGATTTATAAGTACTTTTTGCTGCAGCACTATTATTGGTTGCTTTTAACTTGCTATTTTTCTCAATCTCTTTTTTGGTACTTTTTGCTTTCTGACTCGCTGTATTAAGCGATGAAGTATAAGCTGAGGTATTTATCCCTTTAATCTTGCCGTTTCCAATATCTTCAACATTCTTCTTAATCTTAGTCGCTTTTTCTTTTGTCAGTGTCTCTGCCTGTGTTGTCGATGCTACACCAGAACCGCTAAGCAGTTGATTTATTGCCTCATCAACACTGATTTTGCCTTGCATGATACTTTGAGCTAGTTCTTCCGGAATTTCTTTTCCAGAAATGCCAGCTTTTTCTGCTGCACTGCTAAAATCCAGAAGCGTGTTCATCTGATTAATCGCTGATTGAAAGTTTATCGATCCATCTGAAATACCCTGCAATAAATACTGAGGAATTTCTATTCCGGCTTCCTGTGCCTGTTGAATCAATCCGTCAAGATTAATAAGCCTTTTTAAACCGTCACCCGTAGTTGGAGCTTTATAGTTTCCAGCTTTAATATTTTCTAATACTGTCTCTGGAATTTTCTTTGCTTTTATTCCAGCATCTTTCGCAAGTTTGTCTAAATTAGAAAGAAAATCACTATAATTTGTCTGGGTTGTAAATTTATCAGAATATGTTGTGAGTTCTTTGTTGGCTGCATTAAGATTCTTTTCCGATTTATCAAGAGCCTTCTCTGTTGTTTGCAGGCTCTTCTCATATTTCATTAAATCTTCTGCGGCTTTAGCTAACTCTTTATTTCCACTTCCAAGTCCCTTTTCTTTTTCAAGCTTATCAAATTTTTCTTGCGCTGCATTCTTCTTTTCAAGTGCTTCCGTATACTTCTCTGTCGCATTCTGATTAGCTACCTCAGCCTCTGCAACTTTTTCTGCTGCACTTTCCATTCCTGACTGATATGCCTTTGCCATTGCCTGCTCTTTTAAAGCTTGAATGTTTCTTTTGATTGCCGCAGTGGATTGATTCAGCTTATCTTTCTGCTCGTCATATTGTAAATTCAAATCCGGTAAGATATCATTTAACTGCTGTACTGTACTTTTTATCTGCTGTTTTGTTCCAGCATCCTTTTCCTGTACACCAATCAGACTCTTCAATTTAGAGAGAAGATTATCTGCCTGAACTCCTTGGGTCTTTACATCATTGACATTTTTCGCATTATCTTTATGCATGGAACGAATAGAACTTGCTACTTCATCCTGTTCCTTTTTCAATTTCTTGCAAGACTGTGCAAACTTGTCTGCTTCAGTTGTACTTTTTTTCTGTGTTAAAGTATAAGCAACCATTCCGGCCGTTAATGCTCCACCGGCAACAACTGCTAATGCAATAGGATTCGCCAATACACCAATCGCTCCAGAAAGAAGCCCTGTTGCTGTAGTGGCTGCCAATGCTTCTCCTGTGAACAACTTTACAACTGTTCCAAGAATCGTCATTCCCGTGCTTGCGCCAGCCATAGCAACTTGCGTCTCCGCAAAAGCAGTAGAAATCGTCTTTACGACCGTATACCCCTTAACAACCGTCAACAAGCTAGCTGCTACTGGAAGTACAGTCTGAATATTTTCACCGGCAAACTGCGCTGCTCCTCCAAGAACTTTTAAACCACCAGCACCAACAGCCTTTGCAGTAGTGCCTAAGTTTTTCACAGTCGTAATCGTTTCTTCTGGGATAATCGCTTCAATGCCGTTGTCTTTTATCGTGGTCGATAAACTCCTAATCTCTGTCGCGGCAGCTCTAACAGCTTTCTTAGCAGGATTCTTGATATTATCATATAATTCGATTCCTGCCGACTCTGCAGCAGAGCCTAATTCATATAATGCCCCCTGTAGGTTATCATTCATGATATCGGCCTGATCCTGTGCCGCTCCAGATGCATTATCAATCGCTTTTGATAAATTATCAAAATCTGACTCGCTTGCATTTATGATTGCAAGCAATCCAGACATTGCTTCCTGGCCGCCAAGTGCAGAAGCGGCGGCGGCTTTCTCATCTTCCGGAAGTCCTTGTAGCGAATCCCTCATGTTTTCCATCACTTCCATAAGGGATTTCATGGAACCATCGGAGTTTTTAATGGAAATTCCGTACTTTTCCATAGCTTTCGCCGCATCGGATGGAGGGCTTGCAAGGCGTGTAAGTATGCTTCTTAAAGATGTACCTGACTGGCTTCCCTTGATTCCTGCATTTGCCATTAATCCGATTGCCTGAGATAAATCTTCTATGTTGTATCCAAGTGTTCCAGCAAGTGGTGCAGCATATTTGAAGGTTTCCCCCATCATTGCCACATTTGTGTTAGAACTGCTTGCTGCTGTTGCTAATACATCCGCAAAGTGAGCACTATCACCTGCCTTTAATCCCATGGCTGTGAGAGCATCAGTCACAATATCAGAAACCGTTCCAAGATCTTCGCCAGAAGCCGCTGCTAAGTTCATGACACCGGGAAGACCATCAATCATCTGCTGTGAATTCCAGCCAGCCATAGCCATATACTTAAGTCCTTCTGAAGCTTGCGTAGCAGAGAACTTTGTTGTAGCCCCCATTTCTTTCGCCTTGTTCGTTAATGCTTCTAAATCTTTTCTGGAAGCACCAGAGATTGCCTGCACTTCTCCCATCCCAGCTTCAAAAGACTTCCCCGCATTAATAGCAGCTGTGCCGGCGGCAACTGCTCCAGCACCAGTAGCAGCCGTAATCGTACTTACAATACTTTTTATCTTGCTGCCGGCACCCGTCCAATACTGTGTAGCCTTTTCGGAAGATTCTTTATAAGGCTTGCTTGGATCCGACTCTGGTTTACTGGATTCTCTGGTCTTTTCCCGTTCCTTATACTGTTTTTTCTCTTCTTCTGTTACTCTTTTACTTGATTTCTTTACTTCTTCTTCTGCCTTTTTTGCAGAATCAATCACCTGTTTACTCGCAGAACTGGCTGTATTTTTTACTTCCTGTCCTGCCTGTTTCGCAGAGCTTTCTGTCTGCTTGGAAGCCTGTTTCGCAGAAGTTTCTATCTGTTTTACTGACTGCTTAACAGAACTTTCCGCTTTTTTTGCAGCTTGTGCAGTGTCTTTTTCAAGGCTTTTGCTTAAACTATCAAGCTCCTTTTCTGCTTTTTCAGAATTAAGCTCAACTTCAATCTCAATATGTCCATCCGCAGACATAACTAAACCTCCTATAAACTTCGTCTGCGTCTGTCATCCATGTTCACACTGCACGTTCCTTAGGGCTACAGCTCCATCCCTTATAAAATTCCTGTCAGATCACCATCACCAAGAAGTGCCTGCGTGATCTTGTCCTGTCTTTCTCTTTCTTCCTCTGAAATGTCTTCCGGAAGTTGGTACAACCGCTTCATCCGGTTGTAAAATGCTTTCTGTTCTTTCTCCATTCCTTTCGTATCGATTACGCGATACATTATAATCTTGCTTATCATACAGTCCTCAGAAAGAGCAGAAAAAAGAGCAGAGAACTTCCACCAGTGAAGTTCCTGCTCTGCTAAATCAATATGATATTGTTCAAAGAAAGCTGCATAAATATAATCTGCATCATAGTTATAATCATAAATCTTTTTTCTGCTGCCCGACTTTTTCGACTTCTTTTTATCAATGTTTTCTTTTCCACATTCATAGAACCACAGCATCTCATTGATTGCTCCGTTGATGTTATTCGGAATCTCTGGATAGTAAAGTTCTAAGCCATCTTTATACTTTGCAAGTAGTTCGGCTGTTTCTCTGTCCATTTCCTTATCCAACAAACAAAGCTCGTTTGCAAATTCTTTCTGTTTCTCTGTAAGTTCTTTTTTCTGCATCAATATTTCAAATTGAATCGAGGTTCGGAAATCAGAGTTTATCTTATATAATTTTCCATCTACCTCAACTTGCTTTGGCGGCTTGTCCATTAAGATATTCATAATTATGCAAAGAGACCTTTACTTGCGGCTTCTCCATATTCTTTAACCTGTGCGTTGTTTAAACGTGTCAGCTTCTGCGTTGCCGCTACACGTTCTCCCAGATCATGTCCTTTAAACATCTTCTCGGCAGCTCCTTCTCCTAATATAGTATCAAGAAAAGCATCAATAATTTTGCATTCTGCAATAATATCATCCGCACTAAGAAGATTCCCTACTCCTACAACATCTTTTTCATAGTCTTCAAGTGCTTTTGCTGTTTTTGTTGCTTCGGGAATAAATTTTCTTGTTGTCTCTGCTTCCAATGCCGAGAAATAAAACTTCTCTCCATTCCACTGAAATGTCTTATTCATGCCACTTTCTCCTTTCTGTTATTCCGTTGTCGCTGGTGTAAATGTTCTTGTTTTCGTATCAAATGTGCCTACTACTGGGTCACCTTTATCATGAAGTGTTCCTTCCACCTGCAGTTCTCCATCATTATCTGCAAAAGAGGAAATTTCCACTGCAATATTAAAACACCTTGCCTCAAAAGTATTTTCTTTTGATTCTACTGGTTTATCTAAATCAACACGCACTAAAGAACGTTCCGCATCTCCTCCCGTCTTTCTTAACTTTCCAATAGATACAAAATCCTCAATTACCTTTTCTGAAAGAATCTGGTCCGCTGTAAACGGATGCGTTCCTTCATAAGATGTAATAGAGGAAGTAGAGGATTTATCATTGATATACTTCTTTGAAGAAGTCTGTGCCCCCGGCTCTTCATCTAATTTTTCAAAACCTGTGCCGGCTAACTCATAAGTTTCTCCAACTTCGATATATGCCGCTTCCTGGTATCTCTGTTTTACTTCTTTACTTGTATTCGCCATTATCTTCTAGCCTCCTGTTTATAAATAATCCTGCACTGTATCTGATACTTTGCCTTGTCAAGTTCCGTATCAAACACATAGCCGCATGTGATTGCTTCAATTTTTTTAATTGTCTTGCCGGCATCCAATTCCGGAAAATCTCCTGCCTCAGATACCTCTTCTAACCAGTCTGAAAAATGTTCATAGAATCCGATATTATCAAGATTCTGACGCACTTCTTCTGTGTACAGCTCCCGACTGGAAAAATTAAAAAGACACTGCCGCGTTGTATTCCCGGCAATGTCTCTCTTAGTAACCTGCTGTCCTGGAACAGAATCAATCGAATAGCTCGTGCTATCCTTTCCAAGTCTGTCTACGGAAAGGCTCTTATAATATTCATCAAGATACGGGCATTTCTTTACAATCTCCCGCACCGCTTCCATTACCATCATTTTGCTTTTCCTCCAATATAATCAGCCACACTCTGGGTAATCTCCTTGCCTCTGTCTGCCCACATTCGCTTATCCCATTCTCTTCCTCTTAAGCCATCGCCTTTATGCTCATAATACTGTCTACGAGCGTAAGGAGTAACATATTCGATAGAATTTTCATGTTCTACGGCTGTATTTTTAAGCGGACCATTAAGGAGCGGAACATAAGGGTCTGTCTTGTGCCTTACCTCGCTTACCATATACCTCTGTGCCTGCCCGCCTTTTCCAAGCTTTCTTTTTGCCAATATTGCACTAGCAGGGTCTAACCGAACCTTTACCCTCATTCTGCTGTCACCTTCCAATGCTGCATCGTAGGGCTTCCGTTATCGTTAGTTTCTATAACAGCAATTACCCTTACGCTGCCATACTTATCTTTAAGGTGTTCCACATCTTTCTGCTTTGTAAGTTCGTCTGTGACAACTCCTTTAACAATAATATCCTCTGGAGCAAGTGTGAAGAATTTATCCTTTTCCTGCTCTGAATTAAAATTAACCGGAGAACAATATTTTTTCTCTGTATCAATCAGAAACGGAATATACACCTCTGCTACATCGGCACTTACTACTCCAGTATCAGATGGCAGGACCTTTGTTGCATCCTGCCAGTTCACTCCTTTAAGTACTGTCCGGTAATATTTATTGCTTCCTTCGTCTCTGTCATAGACTTTATTATAAATCGTCACAGAAGCGTTAGTGATCATTAGAAACACCCCCTATATAACAATCCGGTTGTGGCAAGGTAAGGATATGCTGCAGCATATTGTTTTTTACGAAGAACTTTTTCTTTAATCTGACCGTCTGCCTGCTCTGTTACATAAGAAACTGACAACTTTCCAACCGTTTCAGATTTCTTTTCTCCTTCTGTAGAGCTTTCAGCTTTATAAATAACTTCCGCAACTGCACAAGTTGCAGCTTTCACTTCCTCTGGAATATTGTTTTCATCTACTCTTGAAAAAGTAATCGCCTTAATATATGTGCTTGCCCTTGTGATCACACACTGGAACTCTTCATTTGGGATAATATTACCGCCGTACTCTGTCATGTAAAATGCAAGGTCTGCATATCTTACCATAAAGTCACCGCCTATTCTCCTGCTTTTAATACAGCAAATGGACATCTCTTTGTTTTATCTGTTTTTAATGAGTTGATTGGGTTTGGAATCTCCCATCCAAGACGCATTACAGCACGAAGAGCAACCATATCATTCTGCATCAAGTTGTACGCAATCGTTCCGTCCGTATTCTGGACAACGCCCTCGGTAAATAACTTAAATGTAATATCTTGACGGATTGCATAAACAAGCTGACTGAAATCTCCGGAAATCATAAGGGCCTTTGATTTGTCAAACGCTCCATTGTTCGGGAAGTTCATTGGAGAACCATCTAAAGCATAATTGGTACTTCCCTGCATATCGCTCTTGAAGATTGGATTTCCGTTTGTATCTTTAAGGCCTCTTAATTTTGCACGCATAGAAATATCTGCCATATGTCCGTTTACAAAATAGCCGCAGTCTTCCACTTTCGCGATAACCCCATCTTCTGACATGATCTTGTCATACAAATCATCACCGGTGCCGTATGTTACTACGGTTCCTGCCTTTGTTGCAGTTGCAACTACTCCATCTCTCCATGTAGATGGCTTTTCTGTTCCAAACAGTACGGCTCCATCAATAACCTTTCCGAAAGCTTCCGTTACTCTTGGCTTTACCTCGGCCCAAATATCATATTCTGAATCATCAAGTACAGATTCTGGGATTGGAACAATAACCGCAATCTCTTCTGCTACAATAAACTTCTTATCCCATGCCTGCTTAGTTGTCTTTTTCTGGCCAGTATCACCATTTACAAAATAAGCGATTGGTAACATATCAAGAACCGGAACTTTATACTGCTTGCTTGTCATGTTGGCAAGCTTTCTTCCTCTTGACAGCACCGCTGACTGTGTGATTGTTCCCTGGATAATCTCATTTGCTTCCTGTACCGGAATCAGGGAATCCGCACCGCTACGGTCAATGATCGTCGCATCGCCCTCAAAAATTCTTAAGTTCATTCTTTCTCTTTTCAATTCATTCATCTCCTATCTTCTTGCCGCTGCACGAATCGCATCATTAATGGATGCATTTACATTTCCTCCAGATCCGTTAGAGTCGCTTCCTGTAGATGTAGATACTCTATAAGAAGAACCTCCCACAAATCTCGGATTCTCTTTTAAATACTTTTCCGCAGCCTTTTCAAATGTTGTTTTATCATCTACAAGCTTCGATACCTTAAACATGACATAATCAACATCTTCCGCTTTTACACCTTTCCCTGAAAGGAACTTCTCCTGCTTCATCTGCTGGGCTTCTTTAAGTGCCGTATCACGTTCCTGTTGCATCTGCTCAATATTCGGCTGGTTCTTTTTCTGCTGGGCTTTATAATCAGTAATTGCCTGGTTCACCTGTTCTTCTGACATACCCTGCTGCTGAAAGTATGATTTTAATGCAGAACGCTCTGCCCTCTCTGCTCTTGCGTTAGCAATTTCCTCTGCCTGCGCGTAACTGTAAGTCGGCTGTCCACCGCTCCCAGCATTATTCTGATTATTGTTATCTCCTCCAGCACTTCCTCCCGGTTCTCCGGCACCAGCACCACCGCTGTTTTCAAAAATTCTTAAGTTCATTCTGTTCTTTTTCATGATAAATACCTCCATACATGAGTGTTATTCCAGAGCTTTTTTCGTCATCATGTTTTGGACATAATAAAAGCACCCTTCCAGATGTTTAGATGAATCGTATGCAATTATATTCCTGGTTAATATCTGTCATTGCAAGGAACCAGGAATCAATTAATAGCTTTCCTTTCTCGGACAACTCTTTCCACTCAATTAATGCGGATCCGCTGCCTAAGTCTGTTGTTATCTTATCTTCTGTCAAATCCTGCAATGAATTAATCAAACTGTTTGTCAATGCCGAAACAGCCGTACACGCTCGGTCAATTCCGTCTTTACCCTTTCTTCCAGCGTGTCCCTTTAGTTCTACCTTGTTCTTTCGAACGCTTACTTCAATCAAAATAACCCTCTCCTTTCTCAAAATAAGTATAAAAATAACACGCATTTCTGCGTGCTGTAATCTTATTCACTATATTTGCACATCTGGCATTTTTCTCTTGCTGCCTCGATATCTTTTACTTGTGACAATTCTTCTACTGAGGATACCTTAAAAAATCTATGCAGGCACATCATAGAATCATAACACAAATCTGGATGAACGACCTTGCCGTAAACAGGGCAATAATGTTCCTTATCATAATTAATCTCATTATCTGACATATTTCTTAATCACCTCCAAGATTCTTTCTGTGTTACTATCAAAATCTTCTTTTTTCCATGCCGTTTTATAAATCCAACCTTCATCAGTCTTTGTGATAACACACACACCGTCTTTACTATAAAAAGCTTGCCTCTTGCCGCCCCATTGGTTCAACATTATATCCGCATTTTTCATATAGCTTCTGATTTCATCATCTGTTATTTTTCTTTTTAACATCCTCTGCATGATATGATACGGCTCATGTTTTCCTTCTGGCAAGATGAAAGCTTGCTTGCATACCGGCGGTAATACAATCCCTTTTGCTAGTTTCTCTTTTTTCAAAGTATCGTAAACATCATAATATTTCTTACTGCTGTTAGGATACTTCGTCAGATATTCTTTCAACCCTTCTAAGTATTTCCACTTTTCGCTATTATTATATTTTATTTGTCCAAATTCTGCAAGGGAGCCTGCTGCGTCTCCTATCGCATTTTTATATCTTCTGTACTGTGCAATATCTCTTCCAGCATTTTGAATCATCTCTGGTGGAAATTGTTTCACAGCTTTAAGACTTCGCGGAGCTACTCTCCCTCTCATATCAAGATAGATACGCTCTCGCTGCTGTTTTAACCCCATCCGTTTACTAAATCTTGCATACTCACTTAATTGAGCCTGATATTTTGCTTTATGCAGCATAACTTCATCTTTATCCGCTCCGCCGCTCTCCATCAGTTTTACTTTCTGCCGCTGCGCTCTCATGGCTGTTTCCATTTTTCTCTGTTTTTGTCTTGCTTCATAAGCCGTATACGCCTTTCCATCAAAGCTTTGGGGAGTATTGTCCTTCTTGTTCTGCTCATCCAGCCATTCATCTGTATAATTTCTTACCGAAATGCCTGGAAAGAAAGGGTAATACATATGATAACAGTTTGCTCCAAGAAGTCCCGTTACTGTCCCTAAACCACAAACAGAAACAAGCTGCTGCTTCGAATATACTCTGCCCTGCCACACTGCATGGGTTGGTCTTGCTCCTGCGTGCCAGTCTACTTCAAAGTATTCTGTTCCAAGCTGCTGTGCATGGTATTCATTAATCTTCCCACAAACCTGTGCTACTCCTGTCAAAACTGCTCTTCTGGCAGCCACATCAACCCTGTTGGTCCATCCAGAAGGATAGTCAATTGTCCTCATACCACTGTTTGTTAGTTGTGTAACCGTCCTTCTTAAAACGCTGCCATAATCAAATGCCCCAGAAACAATATCATAACAGGCATTATCTAAATAACCGATATAAATCTGTGATAATGGAGTAACAACCATCTTTCCATTATAGTTTAAATAAAAGCCAAGCGAATTTGTTATGTTTTCTAAGTCTTCCCGGCTTTGCCTGATGATTGCTTCTACTTGCTGCTGCATCTGCTCATTCTCTTCGTAAGGGATAAATTGTGCATTAACCTGCTCGTATATGTCTTTATTCCGGACATATACCCAGTCAATGACCTTATCATACAGCTCAAACATTTCTGGGTAAGAAGCATTCAGTGTGTCCTTTATCGCTTTTTCAATGTCTTCCGAAGAATACCCAAGAATCTTTAACCTGTTTATCTGCCAGTCGGCTGTGCTGGTGATTTCTCCTGTTTTTCTTATTCTTCTTACGATATCTTTCATGATGCGTTCTTCCAAATCAGTAAAGCGTGCTGCTATTTTATCAGCTATCTTGTTTTTATATTCATCTCTCATCTTACTCCATCACCTGATTTTGCTCCGGAAGATTCTTTCTTGCCTGTTCCACAGTTTCACCGTACCATTTCGCCCGGTATTCTTCTATCGCCATTGCTCCTATGGCTACATCTTGCATATCCTGCTTTCTCTCCGTCTCTTTATCCTCAATGATAGAATCATCAAATTCTATCGTGATATCTGTATCCTCGTTAAGCGGCTCTTTTAAGACAATCCCTAATCGGATAATAATCTTAATCAACCGCTTCAAGGCATCTTCCAGGATAATCTCATGTTTTTTAATCATCCGATACATATCAGAGTTCTCTGAAATGATTTCTGTTGCTGTCTTCACTCCAGAAGATTCAAAGCGATACCTGTTCGTACCAAAGCCGCACTTTAATGATAAGTAATTCAAGTCGTCATTAATTGCTGCACTGTGCGCTTCTGTCCGAATCTGCATATCAATATCTTTGATAAGACCCTCTTTCCCCCTGTCGTAATCTTCTGGCAGATTATAAAAGATTCCTTCTTCTGGGTCGAAGGCAAGGGTTCCATCCACATTATGCAGCAGTTCCGGTGCAACAAAGATTCTCTTCCGGCCAAGCAGGAACTCATTGCAATAAGAATCAAATTCTATGTCTAACTTCTTTAAGATATCTATCGCATTCGCAAAGATAGCGATTCCCATCGGGTTACTCTCATCTGCATTATTTGTTATATTCAAACGGTCAATAACAAACTGTGGCTTATCGCTGCCTGTGTGTACCTGCCTTGCCATATTTGCAAAAGGTTTTAATTTTCTCCATTCTTCCTCTGGAAGTTCCGCTCCTTCCTGACTTCCACTCACGCATTGAAGCACAGTGTTTTCAATCACATATTCTTCGCCTTGAATCAGATGTGATTGTACCTGCACATATTTCTTTCTGTTTACTGTGTGTGGAAATAAAAAGATGCACTCTGTAACCTCCCCATTGTTCCAACTGACAGGGTAGATATTTGGTGCATCCACATAATTCATTTTAATATTACCTGAAAGAATTTCTCCATCTTCCGTTATTTCCATGTTATCCAGATACGGAATGTATGCCACTGTACCGGAATAAGCTTTCCGCTCCTGGTAGTCGTTACCTTGAACTAAAAAATGATTCTTATCTAAAATCTTATGTACAAATTCATTTGTTCGCTCATTATCAAGAGTAATCGTTACTCTCTCATTTAAAAGCAGATCCGCAATATCTTCCGAAAGCTTCTTCGCCATGCCAAGGCTCTTACGGTCGCATCTTTTATAAGTACCTCGTCCTGTATAGACTTTGTAAAAGGAAAAATTTCGTACCTTGCCGTTATACCAGCTTGTCCATTCCTTGATTTTCCGATAGAAGGACGCATCTACAGTATCTATTCCTTTTTTCTTAAAATAACTAAATATGTTCAATTTTCTACATCTCCTCCGCTTCTTCTATCGGAAGCCAATATTTTATCCTATCCCACGCACCCATAACGGCATAGCGTATTGCATCCATCGCGTGATCTTTTTCTTTTATCGGTACTTCTTTTCCTTTTTCTATGGATTTCTTATCATATTCATACGTACCAAACTCTTCGATTGCTTTCTCCTGATGAGGAGATATACTCATTATTTCAAAAACTAATGCTTTTTGTACACGACTAATCCCCAATGCCACCTCGTTCTCTGCATCTCTCATAAATACAGTATAATCTAAGTTTCTCGTGGCTCTCCTTATCTCTTCCGCTAACCCTTTTGCAGACGGGTCAAGAAAGATATAAAATACTCGGTTCTCATACTGTTTATGAAGCTCATCCATGAAATCCACCAGATCAGCTGCATATTCCGAGGGGCTTTTCTGCTTGCCGCTTTCTCGGCCACTATAATAATACTCTGCTAACCCCGGAAACTTCTTTCTATATGTATCCAACCCAAAAGCCTGAAATGTTGTTGCATTCTGTTGTCCATAGTCACCACCAATGTAAATACGGTCATATCTCCTATCAGCTTCTGCCTTCTGCCTGTGTCTATCGCTAAACATATAATAGATAAGTTCATCGACACCAACTGCTTCGCCTAGCCATGTCCAACGATACATCTTAATATCTGTTTGCTTCATGATTTCTGCAGAATCAATCAAATCCTGCCCCAGCCAATCCACCGGCACATCTCTGTAATCTGTATGTACATGAATGCAGTCTGGCCGCTTCTCCATTTCCTTACACCAAAGGTTTACCGGTGCATTTGGGTTCTTAGGTGGGTTATATAAATAAATCATCTGGAAGCCGGCTTTATTTCCTCTTACGAATGTCGCTTCTATATTTGCAAGTTCATCCGCTCCATCTCCATCGTCAAAAAACTCTGTCAGCTCATCCAGGACAACCAACTTAATTGGCTTTTCTTCATCAATGATACCTTTTGTATCATCTATGCCATCTGATCCAGAAAAGTATATTGTTGTTTTATACTTTTTGTAGGTAATCTCCATTGGGCTTTTCGTAATATGAAAGCGGTTCTTAGGAATCTGTAAGCGGTTAAGCCCTCGGAGCATTTCTTTGTAAACTGTCTTTCGCAGCTTATTATGATGTTTACGAAGAACAACTACGGAACTATGGGGATTCGCAACAATTTGATAATCTGTCTTAATTGCTGCGAAGCTTGACTTTGTTCCAGCACGCCCAGAAGTGAGAATAATATGCTTATGTTTCTTGTCGTTGAATATCGGAAGATACTTCGGTATCACTATGTCCGATATTCTGACTTGCCTTTTCGTCTGCGTCATTTATAATCTCAACTCCATCCTCCAAATTGTCTGTTGGTTCGGTAGATAACCGCTCCGTCTTCGCCCTGATCTGCTCAATCCTAGCTTTCTGCTCCTCTGTTGCAAGTTCATAATTACTATGCAACAGTTCATCATATTGCTTTATCAAGGACCTTAATTCTCCTTGTGCCCTTGCCTGTGCTTTTAAAAATGTTGCCTGTTTATCCCATGCTTCCTGTACCTCCCACTTCTCGCCTATAAGCTTACCCTTTGATTTTTTCTCTTCGACTTTCTCGATTGTCTTATCCTCGTGGTCCTTTACATACATGATCTGCTGTGCTCTGACGATTGCAGCATAAGCAATCTGTATATTTTCCCAGAGAATATCTAAAGGGTCCTTCTTTTCAATCTCCTGGATAATAGAAAAGGTCTCTTCCGGAAGATACTTCGAGAAGAAACCATGCTTTTCTGCGTTTTTATTTTGTTTTGGAGCGGCTCCGCCCTTGCCGCCTACGGCATTCTTGTTACCTGGCTGACCGCCTTTCTTTGCTTTCGCAACGTTGCGTTTCTCTTTTGCAACGTTGCAATCCCATTTATATCTATTTTTCCAACTTCGGACTGTTCCTTCCGGAACTCCTAATTGACTTGCAATCTCAATTAGCTTCTGTCCTTTTAAGTATAATTCTTTTGCCTGCGTTATCCTCTCATCCGGCTTCCTCGGCATCACCACCACCTCTCATTCGTTTTTGTTTCGGAAATATATTTCTCAGAAATAATTAAAGTATTGCAAATGTTTTAAAATTTGATATAATTTAATCGTTGCAATAATAAAAAAGATACACATAAGGAGGAACAACTATGTCAATGCAGAATTATGATTTTTTAAAATTTATTATTTTTTTCATTGATTAAACACCAACTTAGTCCTTCTTAGGCTTCTTCTTTAAATGCAACTCTTAATTAAACACCACTTTGGGCATTCGAATTTTCGATGTAAGTCCAAAAAAAGACATAAGGAGGAAATCCTATGGATTGGATTAAGTTGGTGTTTAATCAAGATTTTCTTCTATTTTTCTTAGGTGTGTATGGCCCTCAGGTCGCCAAATATACGCAAACTTTAATTACTAAATGTGATACTAATGTATTTACCTTTTTATTTTTGTTAGGTGTCTACATAGTTATCTCATTAAAAAAACTTAAGATAAAATAGGAGCGTAAAAAGCCGGACTAGCTACCCGGCTTTTTACTTTTTGTGATTCTTTTTCAATTATAGATTTTACTCTTTTTTTTCGTAACATGTGTAACATTCGTAACAAACTTTCATTTTTCTTCGAAAAATCTTTTAAGTTCCATCTTTAACCCTCCGGAGGTACTGCCTTTCATCCGATCGGCTACTTCTTCCCATGTAAGTTTTTTCTCATATCGGAAGCGGATAATTCTCTGGATACGGATTGGTGCCTGGTTAATGACTTCTAATGCCTGCAGTCTGACGCGGTTTGCTTTTTCTCTCCGCTTAGAAAGAATATCCATTTCTTTCGTCAAGCGTTCATTGCGTTTCTCATCATACGCAAGTCCTTCGATGTTAAAGGACTGTTGTGTATATGGATGCTCATTCATACTGCCTTTTACCTTGTCAGAAGTGACTACAGACTGTTTCTGTTCAAGCTCTGCAATATCATCCTCCGTCTGCTCTAAGGAGCTTGTAGCATCTGTCTTACTGTACGCTGCATCCGAAGTGGAAAGTAAAGGTGTATAGGTTACATTTTCGGTATCGGTATTATAGGTAAGACCTACTGCATACGGTGTGAATACATAGCCATCCACACCGGAAGTCAGTGCACTGCTTTCTACATTTGGTAAAAGATAATATGGTGCCTGATAATAAGA